TTGACGCCATGCCGCCGCCCGAGGCGCCCGCCGAAGACTTTATCCGTGAAGTGGTGTTCTATTCCGGTGCCAAGGTGGAGCGTTACGACTTCTGGACGGGTGAATTCTACGACCTGTCGTTTTCGATGACCGGCGCAGACTTGACAGACCTTAACAGCGGAGCTTCTCCGGTGCTCAATGGGCATGAATCCGAAGAGGCCGAGGATGTCATCGGCGTAATCACTTCGGCGTCGAAAGATAAGCGCGGTTACGTGGCCATGCTGAGATTCTCGAATCGCGAAGACGTCGCCGGAATCCGCCAAGACATCACAGACGGAATTCTCCGCAATGTCTCTATGGGCGTCTCTATCCAGGCGCTTGAACTAGTCTCTGACCCAAAGGAAAAGCGGAAGCATTACATGGCTACCAAGTGGAAGCCGTTCGAGATTTCCGTGGTACCCATCGGCGCTGATCCGGGCGCAAAGTTTTTGAGCAAGGATAGCCGCCTTGAACGGCTCCGCTCACTCGATATCACTGCCACCCCTGGCGCGGCCAGCGAAGCAGATGAGAGCGAACAGAAGGCACGCTTGGCGCTGGCTATCAAACAGCGCCGTTTTCGCGTCCTCGGCCGCTAACCAGAAACCAGACTACTGCCGCGAGGCAGAAGGGGAAAACATGAAGAAAAAGCTACTCCAAGAGAAGCTGGCCGCGACCACGGCTGAATATGAAGCGCTGCTGAAGGCGACCGACGCCGCCCCGGATGCCGTGGCGCACCTCGCCGCCGTTGACGCGAAAGAAGCCGAGCTGAACCAGACGAAGCAGGAACTCGCCGCCGTCGAATCGCTGGAAGCGAAGGCGAAGGCCAACGTGACCCGCCAGCCGGCGGCGGTTCTGAGCGACAACGAAGCGAAGCGGCCGTTTGCTAACTTCGGCGAACAGCTTTCCGCTATCGCCTACGCGCAGTCCCCGGCTGGTGCCTTCCATGGCCGCGGCGGGCAGGTGGACAAGCGCCTGTTTGAGCAGAACTTGGCCGCTACGGGCGGCTCTGCCACGGTCCCCGCTGACGGCGGATTCCTCATCAGCACGGATTTTTCGACGGCGTTGCTGGCGAAAGCCCGCGAGTCGGCTAAGATCCTGCCTTTCTGCAAAGAGATCCCGATTGGCGAGGGCTCGGATTCGGTCGAACTGCCGTTCATTGACGAAACCTCCCGCGCCACCGGCTCCCGCTGGGGCGGCATTCGCGTCTATCGCACGTCGGAAACCGACGCGCCGACCAGCACGAAGCCGACCATTAACCGTTCGGAATTGAAGCTCGAAACCCTCAAGGGACTGGCCTACGCCTCCGAGCGCCAACTGCGCAATGGTCCGGCGTATGCGTCGATCCTCGAAGACTCGTTCTCTTCGGAGTTTGCGTTCACCATCGACAACGAAATCTGGCGCGGTACCGGCGTCGGCCAATGCCTCGGCTTTAGCACCGCCGCCCACGAAGGAACCCCCCTTCTAGTCAGCGTGGCGAAGAAGTCAGCGCAGACCGCAGTCACCTTCGTGATCGAAAACGCCACGGCCATGCTGTCCCGCCTCCGCACCGTCCCCGGCTCGAATCCCGCGTGGTTCCTGAACCGCGATGCGGTAGGGCAGTTGCCGCTGATGACCGTGGGCCAGATGCCTGTGTTCCTGCCCAATGGGAACGCCGCGGGTTCGCCGTATTTTGGCACGCTGTTCGGCTACCCGGTGGTGATCGTGGAGCAGGCTGAAACCTTGGGCACCGCCGGTGACGTGGTTCTGGCCGACTTCAGCCAGTACGTCGTCATCACGCAGGGCGCTGGCCTTCGCTCGGCCACGTCCATGCACGTCCGTTTCATCTACGACGAAATGGCGTTCAAGTGGTCCTACGACATCAACGGGATGCCGGCGGTCAAGAAGCCCATCACGCAGTTCAAGGGCAACAACACGGTGTCGCCGTTCGTTACCACCGCCGTCCGCGCCTAATTCACCGGGGGGCGGCTAACCACCGCCCTCGCCTACGAAACCACAAGGAAAACTCACTATGCGTTACGAATCCCTCGCAACTAAGCATGTGGTCAAGGGCCTGGACCCGGTGGCCGATGCGCTTTCTGGCACTGTCGGCTCGGATGTCGTGGACATCACCGGCCACCAGTCCGCCACCTTCATTATCTACAAGGGCGTCGGCGCCACGGGTACCTCAACCATCACGGTTGAAGCCTGCGACGACGTGACCCCGAGCAATACCACGGCGGTGCCGTTCTACTACCGCGCCGTGACTTCGAACGATACCAACGGGGCTATGACGGCCGCCACCACGTCTGGCTTTGCGCTCACGGCTGGCTCCTCGCAGGTCTACATCATCGAAGTGGACGAACAGGAGCTCGCCAGCGCCGGCTACAAGTACGTGCGCCTCAAGGCTGTCGAGGTGGTCGACTCTCCGGTATTGGCGAGCATTCTCATCATTCTCAACAATCCTAAGTACGGCTACTCCACGAACAACTCCGTGATCGACTAGTCTATCTCCTCTCCTGACTCGGGGCGGCTCCTCCGCCCCACTTTTTACTTATGAGCTACGCCTACCAACTAGTCACCGCGCCCACTGAATTTGCCATCACTGATGCGCAGATGGAGGCGCACGCTCGCGCGGCTGGCCAGCCCGTTGAGCAGTATAAACCCTACGTGCGCGCGGCCGAGGCGTTTGTGGAGATGATTACCGGGCGCAAGTTAGTCACCCAAACCTGGATGTGGTTTCTTGATTCTTGGCCCTACGGCGACCGGCTTATCATGCCGTTCGGTCAGCTACAAAGAGTCGTCCACGTGAAATACACCGACACGGCGGGCACCCAGACGACGTTTTCCTCTGACTACTGGGAAACCTCCACCGCCCGCGATCCGGGCGTCCTGGCGCTGTCCTATAACCAATCCTGGCCATCCACGACACTGCGCGTCCTGGACCCTATCGAAGTTCACTTCGTTTGCGGGTGGACTACGGCAGCGGATGTGCCATATGAGATTCAGGCGGCTATTCTTCTGATCGCCGCGCACCTCTACGAGCACCGTGAAGACGTTGTACTGGGCAACTCGGCCAGCGTCGAAAGCAAGGCGCTGGAACTCGGCAGCCGCGCGTTGCTGGTGAATTGGAGAATATTGTAATGGCACTTGCAGAAGGATGGAGCGTAGGTGGCGAACTAGTGAAGATGGGCCTAGTGCCAGCGTACTGCACGGAAATGCGAATTACGTGCACGACAGAGGACGTGTTAACCATAGAAACTAAATCGTTTCTCACGCAAGTTCAGTGGGACCAATTTATGGTCGTCGTAAAGAGCGCTTGCGCTAACGGGCAAGTGAGTGCCGCCCATACCACTATCAACATCGAAACCGGCGAGGTGGTTGAGTCGTGAGAGCCGGCTCCCTCCGTCACTGGCTCCTAATCGAGCAGAAAAGCCTATCTGTTGACACCAACGGCGATCGCACCGAAACCTGGGCCACCTACGCCGAATGCTGGGGCTCCATCGAAACCAGCGGCGGGCGCGAGTTCTTTGCGGCGAAGCAGACGATTTCCGATCTGACGCATTCCATCACGGTCCGGTACAAGGCCGGGTACACGCCAGACATGCGAGTGAAGTACACCGACCCGAAGAACTCAGACGCCGCGCGCTACTTCAATATCCGCGCCATCGCCAACCCCGACGAGCGAAACGAAATGCTGTCTCTCCAGTGTTCGGAGATCACGATTTAGCGGATTGAACCGCGCCCTCTGGACGACACAACGGCATGTGACCTGGCGGCGGCTAACACGCTCGGGCCGGAGGGACCGGTTGAATCCACTATGAACATCAAAATTGAGGGCCTGACCCACCTCGCCGGGCAACTGGACAAGCTGAAGGCCACCGCCCAAGGCGAAGCCGTTCGGGCCGCGCTATTGGACGGGGCGAACCTCATCAGCGAAGCAGCCAAAGCGCGCGCTCCTGTCGCTCCCTACGCCACGAACTACCGTGGCACGCCCATCGCCCCCGGTGGTCTGAAAAGATCGCTCTCCGCCGCCGCTGGGCGTCAATTTAAGACATTCCTTCAAGCCTACGCCTTCTCTCTAAAGAAAGCCGCTCCGCACGCGCATCTGGTCGAGTTCGGCACCAAGGCGCACACCATCACGCCGAAGAACAAAAAGTTCCTCATGTTCGGAAACTTGTTCAAGCGCTTTGCGAAGAAAGTGCAGCACCCCGGCAGCCGGGAAATCCCGTTTTTCCGTGACGCCATCCGCGCGCAACGCAACAACGTCAAGCGGCTGCTGGAATCTCGCGTCAAGGCCGCATTTGACGCGCTCGGACGGGCCGCATGAGAATCTATCAGGCGCTCTACAAGTACCTCCAGACCGTCTCGGATATCACCGACTTGACGGGCACGCGCGTCTACGACATGCACGCCGATCAAGGGCGGCTGGTGGACTACCCGGCCATCATCATCGAGGTTATCGACTCTGCGCCATTCCACTCCATCGGGAGCACCGCGCCGACGGCCACACGCCGCCCGGTGGCGCTGTATTGCATGGCGCAAGGCAACCCGAAGGCGGCGGAAGATTTGGCGGATCTGGTCTATGCCAACGTCATCAACCACGCCGCCGAAATCACCACGGCGGCGGGATCGCTGACGGTCCACAGCACGCACCTCAACGGGCGGCGCAACGAGTTTGAGAGCGATCTGGAGACAAACCAGAAGCTCTACACCGTTGTCCTCGAATTTGACGTGATTCACGACCTTTAACAGATTGGTGTCGCGCAGGGAGCGGCACTGCCGGGGCGTCGTGAGATGACCCCGGAAACATCAATTTAGCTACTGCCGAGACGGCAGAAGGAGCCCTATGGCTATCAAAGTAGGCAATCTCGCCTCTCTCAAAATTGGCGCTAACACCGTCGCCGAACTCGACTCCTGGCAGTTGGATTACGGGCGCGCGTTGGAAAAAACGCACGCCTTTGGCGACACCTGGGAAGAGTCCACCAGCACCATCGGCAGCTTCACCGCCACCGGCTCTGGCCGCTACGATCCGAGCGACACAAACGGCCACGTTGCCCTGCAAACCGCCGCCCTGGCTGGCACTACCGTGGCCTGCCGTTTCTACGAGGACGCAACGAAATACTACAGTGGCTCGGCCTACGTGCAAGTGTCGATCACCTTCACGGAAAACGGCGTCGGCACAGTGTCGTACTCGTTTACCGGAACCGGCGCACTCACCTACGTATAAGGGGAAACCATGGCGGTACTCACCGGCTATTCGGCCGACATCTACATCGCATCGGGAACCGGCACCAGCATGACGGGGGAGGCTGTAACCTCCCTCGGCAGCGGTGTCTACCAGATCACCAACGCCGCCAAACGGGCCATTGA